TCAATACTACAAGGTTCCTACACACGGTAAACTGTTTAAGTTGATTGATTTTGGGAGAAGTATATACAAATTTGATGGAAAGGCATTCTGTAGCGACAGTTTTGCACCATCTGGTGACGCTTCATCGCAATATAATTGTGAACCATATATGAACGAAGAGAAACCACGCATTGATCCGAATATGAGTTTTGATTTGTGCAGGTTGGGTTGCTCTATTTATGATTTTATTATACACGACAGCGACGACAAAGAATACAATGAACTACAAAGAACCATTAAACGATGGTGCACTGACGACAACGGCAAAAACGTGTTGTATAAGAAGAATGGCGATGACCGATATCCAAATTTCAAATTGTATAAGATGATTGCTCGCACCGTGCACGCTCATACACCTGAAGAGCAATTGCAGTGTGATTATTTCAAACAATTTGCTTGCGAGAAACCAGACGGGTCTTGTGAAATTATCGACATAGACAGTATGGTATATCACGGATAAAGGGTTTCATATATTTTCACACGTAAAAGTATAAAGGTGTTCTCTAGTAATAAGATATGAATGAAAATATTGATTTTATGAAAAGATGCCGTCAAATAGCATCCGCAATGAGAAAACAAGAAATATGGCGTCAAAAACAGATAGATATATATTACCGGAAAGGACGACCACTTTTCAAAACAGATAAGAAAGTTCTATAGTAAAATATACAGGTTACTATAGAATCAAGGACAATTTATTTCATATATTGCTGTTTAAACTCTTCCACGCTCATAATCGGAATATTCATTTCCTTCGCTTTGTTGAGTTTATTGGATACTTCTTGTGTATTCTTGGTAACCACTGCTAAAATACCCTTCTTTACATTGTCCACCAACTCACCACCGTTATTTTTTAGTGCTGCAATAATATCTGCGTCTCGAACCTTGGTCATAACTACTTTTTGATTATATAGTGGATGACTTGTATTTACGCGTTTGGACGATGGCTCTGGTGCACGTTTTTCAACCAATTTATGTTCTAGACCCGTATTTTTCAAAAACTGCACAAAACTGTCCATATTGTTTACAAAGCTGGTTGCATTTTCTTTACCAATTCCATTGATTGTTTGTAGACGGGCCATATTTTCTTGTTTAGAATGAGAAGATGTGAATATATCAGGGAATGCCTCCATAATGGGTGTGATTTTCCTCTCTCCCAGTCCTCTTCCAAGCACATTGGACGCAACCGCAATCTTTGCGATATTTGCATTACGCACTTTGTCTTGAATACTATTGTATACCTTTTCAGCCATTTTATCTTTAAAACCGTCTACTTTATTGAAGTCCTGTTTCGTCATACGCAATATCTTGGGAATACTATTGTATCCAGCATTTATAATGCGCTTTACATTTCCACTAGACAAACTTTCCACTTCAAGCGTTGTAAAAAAATTCGTGATGCGCTTTTCTAGCAGTGTTTCATTTGTATCGAAATTATCAATCATGATATCAATATGGGTATTATTCCATGTATAGGGCACGTTCGGCATCTTCGCATTTTCAGCCGGAGCAATAACAGATTTGATATATGGAATTACATCGCCACTGCGTATAAGTTCAATGATCGCACCCACTCCAATTTTGTTTGTTTCAATAAAATTACCATTGAAACCAGTTGCGTGTTTGATGGTTACACCACCCAATTTGATAGGTTCTATTTCCACACGTGGTTTTAAATAACCAGTTTTACTCACATTCCATTCCACGTCTACGACTTTGGCTTCCGCAACCTGGTCGGAAATAACCATTTTGAATGCAAATGCGTGTTCCGGGTTTTTGTTTGTGCGAGGATAGATGTGGTCATCGCCAACAATGATTCCGTCAATCTCATATATATGATTGGTTCTCCAATCAACCAAGATAGACGATAAATATTCATTGGTGATATTTTTTTGAGAAGTATGTTGCACAACCTGAAATGATAGTTCTTGTAATTTTTTCATTTGGGAACTGGGTTTCAAAGAAGGAACAATCATTTCATATGCAACAAAATCCAAATCGTGAATTTTTTTGTCTACTTGTTTGCTATTAATAATACCGGATACCATATTGCGAGGATTCGCGAAAGAATGTTTGTATTTCTGGTCGAATGTTTGCTTTTTAATAATGAATTCACCTCGGACTGCAACATTGTTGACTTTGGGTAATTTCAAATAAGGAATTAAATGAGATATGTCTTGACCAATTTTACCATCACCCCGAGTGTATAACTTTGGCGTACTACCTTGTGTACTATATAAACCACTTACTCCATCCAATTTACAAGACAATACATAAGGACCGTTATACTTCTTCTTCCATTTGTCTAGAATATTCGTATCTGGCTTGATTTTGTCCATAGAAGGCATATGAAACGGAAGGTCAACTTTGTTTCGACCAACAGGAGCACCGATTTGTTGCAAGACTTCATTTCGTTCATATTTGGTTTCAGCGTATTCTTTGACAATATCAAATTCATTATCGGTTAATAACGGATTGTTCGAATTATAATATGCGTCGTTTGTTTGTGAAATGATTTCCATAATGGTTTCTTCATTGAGTTTCTTCAAAACAGACAATCCATTTTGTTTGAAATCCTTGATATAATTTATAACGTTTTTATTCAGAATGGGTGAATTTGTATTATCTTTCGATATATTTTCAATAAGAGACCGACCATCAATTCGCTTGTCCGGTGGTACATAGACTAGTTTTAGTTTATCAAAAACATCCTTTTCGCTATGTATATCATCATATACTACATTTTGTTGATTATTCTTATTTGTAAATCCGTGTTCGTTCATAGACATCCCCATTTTCAATGCATGTGCACGCATAGATGTATTAAAATCCTTACTCCCGGTAAAATACAAAATCGCGAAAGGATATTCTTTTTTCGTAGTAAACATAAAATCAACGCGCCGGGCTTTTGAACGAGGGGTTAATTTCGCGACAACCAAACATTTGGTATCGCCTCTGGACAACACCTCAATAATCATCTTTTTCGAAATAAGTTCGTCGATTACCCGATGAAATACAGAACGATCGTCAGATGTAATAATAATATCAATATCGCCTGAATTGGTCGCTCCCCTACGATAACTTCCTACAACTTCATAGTACGTAGGACCATTTTCTGAGACCTTTTTGAATGTTTTCATCAACTCACAATCATATTTGGCGATTTCGTTTCGTGGAATACGTTCCAAAATGTCTTCATAATATTTTAATCCAATGCGTTGGATATTATTCAATACTCGGTCCTGTTTCTCGCGTAGTTCGACAATCGAACGTATGTTATGCTGTTTCACCAACTCTTCTGCCTTTTTGGGTCCGATTCCATATACATTTGTAAAAAGAATCAGCGGATCGTTTTGAGATTGTTCCAACAATGCAACCTTACCAGTTTTGGTATACTCTTCTAATTGATCATAGATGGTTGCTCCGATGGTTGGTGTATTTTTTAACTGGTCAACTTGTTTAATGTCTTGGTCGGTACGTAGAATTGTATCGCGCGCGCGACTGTATGCACGTGCTTTCATGACATCTCCTTTTTTCATCATCAATTCAGATGATTTGCTCAATACATTTGAAAACTCCTGGTTCCATGATTTATTCCGTGTAGTCGGACTCATTATATATAAATACTATAGAAGTATTTATGTATGTTTGTAAATTACTAAAATTCGGGTTCTCCAGTAAATACTTGCGTCTCATTTGGAGTAAACGATTTGGTATTCGTCATAACATTCATGAAGTCTGATACATTCCCTTGCATCAGAAGTCCCACGAACAAGCCAACAAAACTAGACAAAAACACCACAACCGAATCGCGCAATACGTTCCTGAAAGGTTTCATCTGTTTGTCCACATACTTCATCTCCACTATCTTGGTAAAGACATACAACACCGAAATAACAAGCGAAAGAACCAATAACTTTTCCATAGCAAATATAATTTGTTAGTTTATAATTAATTATATTTCATAACGCACTTAATACAATTCCTCCACATCATTTAAAACAACTTTTGTGGGGTCCAAGCGAGATGTTTCTTGTTCGTCTAAAACATCAAAATCTGTGAGGTGCAAATCCTTCGTATCAATGGTGAGTTTGTCGTCATCCTCGTCGTCGCTACCATACATGCTATTCTCCATTGCACGAGAAGTGCTTAACTCTTCTAATTTTTCAATGGACTTGGGCGCATCAATTTCGTTTATCTGGTTTACTTCGTCTAAAACTGAATCGATGTCATTGAATGAAAGTGTGGTGACTACCTTTTCATCAGGGTTCATATCTTGAATCGTCTGGGTCATAACGGGTTCTTCCTCTACGGGCTCACGTACACTCTCGGCATTATCGACCATATCGGTTGTAATTTGGTTAGCCTCATTGTTTTCTCGCACGTCCACCTCTTTCTCTTCTTCAGGATTGTCGATTGTCTCTACAATGACTTCTTCCTCGTGTTCAATGCTTTCATCCATATAGGCACGAATAATCTCTTCTGTGGGGATACTCTCGCGAATTACGTTCATAATGCTTTCTTGGACAATCATTTCTAGTTCACGATTGTTCTTTTGTAACTGAAGAGGGGGAATATTCTTCTCAAACAAATACACATTCGAATACAGTTTGCGTGCAACAGAAATGTATACTTTGTGAATGAAATTATCTAACTTGGGAATGGTGATGTCAATTTTTTTTTGTTTGTTTCCAACACGAATGCAGGTCAAAATTTTAAGTTGAATAATATGCACACAAGTGATTAAATCTTCTAAATAATCACAACCACTTTTCTCTACAATGCGCACACGTTCTTTCTCGATTATTTCATTGTTCCATTTGGGAACACGTGAAAGCAAATTCTGAAAAGTCATCAAGTATTTGTTCGCCTCATCATTTTGAATACATATCTTCCATGCTTCGCTAAAAATAGAGCGAACCCCATCTGCCACAAGAGGCGTAAAAATGCTCACCAGTCTACTACACCACTCGTTCCTTGACTCATTCAAGTTAGAAATCACAAAGTCGTCCATTATTATATTGAACTAATACTTTTTATATCTTTATTCGAACGCAAAAATATATAATCAAACAAATATAACATCAATAACTTTTCGGATCGATAATCAGATTTGATTTTATGAAAACATATTTGTGCAGATGCTAAAGAACCTTTGTCTAAACTTGAACAAGCAGAGAACCAATCCATGACATCCAAACAAGAAAATCCGTGTTCATAAATTTCATTGGACAAAGAAACAAAATGCGAATGCTCGTATTCGTGGTCAAAAATGTGTTGCATCTTTTCGCGAAACCATTCTTGGTGAATATTCGTAGTCTGCAATTTGTGAGTTTGGATGCGAAGTTGATGTAGATTTTGTATATGTCCATCCTCATCAATTCGTTCGGGTACATATATCTCACAGAACCTCGACAAAATGGGTATCATCAAGCGCTGTTTGTTTTCTACAACCACGAAAAAACGCGTATTATGACTAAAAAGTTCAATACATCGCCTTAAAGCGGATTGTGCGTCGCTTGTAAGAAATTCGGCATTGAATAATACAATTGACTTGAAATAAATATTATCATTCAATTGAATGTTCGTTTTGGCGAAAAATTTCAGGTCTTCGCGTATGAATTTTATGCCTTTGCCGTGCGCACAATTCACATACAACACATTTTTACGTATTTTTTTCTTATCATTGTCATAAATATTCTGAATGAAATTTTTCAAAATCGTTTTCTTACCCGTCCCACTATTTCCGTGAAAGATAATATGAGGTATCTTCTTGGTTGTTTGAAAGTACTCTAATTTTTCGTATATTTTATGATGTGTGTTCATTAGATAAGATGGGCAGAATTGTTTATTTAACTTTGTTTAATTATATTTAATTGCTTGGTAAATAAATACCGCTCTTCATTCATGGTTTTTCTACAAATATTGCAATGCAAACAGGCGATTTCTACATTGTCGTTATTATGTCCGCGGGAATTATCCCGTCTCTCTAGCGACCATTGTTTGTTATCACGGACATATTCATACAATATCAATACAGGTTCTCTGCAATAATAACAAGTGTTCTTACAAGTATGTAACAATTCGATAACCTTGGGCAATGTAATGAATTTATCCTCGTCATAAATAGTTTTTTTGATATCTTGCTGATGATATCCTTGTATTTTTGTTTTGATCTGGTTCTCGACGATCGAATGAATATGTTTGCGTCGCTCGTCTTCACAACAATGCGATACGTCATACAAGCTATCTATATAGCTATTTTGCATTTCGTTAGTCAATTCGGTTTCAACCAAATTCCACTGTTTGCGTTGCGTAACTTTCCTTTTCTCTTTCACTTTTGTCTCTATCATTTTTTTCCCGGTGGATTGACTATTATGAAAATTACTCCCGGTTTCGTGTAAAAGTATGCGTTTTATTTGAGGCTCCATACACAAAGAAGTTATATTAAAAAAACTAGATAAACATACCCGTCTATATTATATAGAAGAAGATGTCTACAAGTTCAAGCGAAGACGTCTCAAAAAATTTTATTAAGACACTGGAAGATGATGCAAATAATGCGATTAAATTGAAACCACCCCCAACATGGAATAAACTGGATAAAATCTCAAAAAAAAATAAACTGTTCTGCTATGCTGAAAAATATGCAATCGAAACCAAGTACAATGCGAGTGATTTGAAAATGTTGAAAATGTTTTTTCTGAAAACATTAGAAAAGGGAAAGTTAAATAAGATAAAAGAAGTCAATTATTCGGTAGAAACACAGGAAATTACATCGATACCTGGCCTATTTTTCAATCAAACCACTAAAAATTTCACATTAAGAAATATGGATCCCAAACACGTTTCTACATTGAAATCCCTGCCTTCTAAAAGTGAGAAACAGAAAATTGAATAAGTAAATATTATTTACATAAACAATATAATAGGAATATTCTATCATATTGTAATGAGTTTCACCCCCAATATGACGAATAACGATAATGATAATACCGACAACAAAATCAACATCCAGTTCAATGCCGACATTCGGAATTGGTTTGATAGTGATACATCGAATTCAAAGACGGAAACATTGAATTGGTTTGATCGATTTTCAACCGATGACCAGGTTGAACTCACCACAACTGTATGTGAATGTGTAGATGAATATATTAAAGAAAACGCAGATGATATGCAATCATCAACATTTGCCGTCGACATATGCTCTGAAATCACTGATTTAGTGATGGACACTTGGAAAGAAGGCGACATATGCGATGACGACGATTATGACGATGTACGCGACTTGGTGGAGCAAACGTATGAAAATTATAGTGATTATATGAAAATACCGAATTACTGTGACTCGTATAATGTATATAAACTAGACGAATTGACGTATGACGATAAACTACAACTACTCAGAAAAATAACGGGTCTACAAAACCAAACCCAACCTTCACAGAAAACTGTCGAATGGTATGAATTCCGTCATAACTTATTGAGCGCAAGCAACATTTGGAAAGCGTTCGGAACCCAAGCGCAAGTGAACAGTCTGATATATGAGAAATGCAAGCCGATAAAGGAGATTATTCGCGATTATTCTTGTGTAAGTATGTCGAATTCGCTGCAATGGGGAATTAAGTACGAGTCGGTTACAATGATGATATATGAAGATATGTACCAGACAAAAGTAGGCGAGTTCGGATGTTTGCAACACAGAGACCACGATTTTGTCGGAGCGTCTCCTGATGGAATTAACGTAGAGCATACAAACGCTCGATTTGGACATATGGTAGAAATTAAAAACATTGTAAACAGAGAAATCACCGGAATACCAAAGAAGGAATACTGGATCCAGACACAAATGCAGATGGAAGTATGCGAACTAGACAAATGTGATTTTGTAGAAACCCGCTTCAAAGAATACGAGAGCGACGTTGCATTTTACGAAGACGATACACACGAATATAAGGGCGTGATGTTGCAGTTTATGAATACACAGATGACTGATGGATTTCCAGTGTTTACATATATGCCGTTGTCTCACGATTTGACCAAAGACTCAATCCATTCCTGGATTGACGAAGAGAAAAAGATGCAATCGAAGGACGACAATGTATTAACAAGCATTATTTATTGGTATCTGGACGAATATTCGTGTGTAATTATTGAGAGAAACCGAAAATGGTACGAAGCAGTTCTTCCAAAGATAAAAGAGGTATGGGAAATGATTTTGAAAGAGCGCGTAGAAGGATACGACCATCGTGCTCCCAAAAAGCGTTCACCAAGTATCGTAGTCGACACAGAGACCGGCGAAAGCCAAGTGTTGAACGAGAATGGCGAACCAACAAAAAGAGTGTGTTTAGTCAAGTTGGAAAATATTGAGGATTTTGATAAGTAGGCATGTTGATATATAAAAACGATATAGATGTTTTTTTTTATATATTGTATATTCATATAATATTCACTGTATGTCGAATATTACGAGCGACGCCGCACTTGCCATGGAAAAGGACGAGGAAATGTTAGTTACAAAGCGCGACGGTAATACAGAAGTAATTGCATTTGATAAAATCTTGAAGAGAATACGTACATTAGGAAATGAGGCCAATATAAAAATTAACTATACATCACTCGTGATGAAAGTTATCGACCAGATCTATAACAATATTTCTACTACAAAAATCGACGAATTGTCTGCGGAACAGTGTGCGTCCATGTCTACGATCCATCCCGATTATAACGTATTGGCTGGACGCATTGTTGTATCCAACCACCATAAAAACACGAGCGCTTCTTTTGTAGACGTCGTGAACCAACTATACACCTTCAAAGACAAACATGGCGTAACATCCTCCCTTGTATCAAAAGACTTACACGATATTACGAAAGAACACGGAGAAACATTCGAAAATATGATTGATTACAACAATGACTATTTGATCGATTATTTCGGGTTTAAGACACTTGAACGAGCCTATTTAATGAAAATCAATAATAAAATTGTAGAGCGTCCGCAGCATATGTGGTTGCGTGTAAGTATCGGTATTCACGGAAATAATCTAGAAAAAATCAAGGAGACATATGACTATATGTCCAATAAATATTTCACCCACGCTACACCTACTCTTTTTAATGCGGGCACCCCTCACCCACAACTATCGTCTTGTTATTTGATTTCGATGGAAAACGACAGCATAGACGGCATCTATAACACATTGAAAGACTGTGCTCTCATTTCGAAGTGGGCGGGCGGGATTGGTCTGCATATTCATAACGTTCGTGCATCTGGAAGTCATATCCGCGGTACAAATGGATCATCCAATGGTATTGTTCCTATGCTTCGCGTATTTAATCACACCGCCAAATATGTTGACCAAGGGGGCGGAAAAAGAAACGGTAGTTTTGCTATGTACTTGGAACCATGGCATGCAGACATTGAGGCATTCTTGGAAATGAGAAAGAACCATGGAGAAGAGGATTTGCGTGCACGCGACTTGTTCTATGCTCTTTGGACCCCTGACCTCTTTATGGAACGCGTGAAGAGTGGAGGGGATTGGACATTGATGTGTCCAGATGAATGTCCTGGATTGTCCGATGTATATGGAGAGGAATTCAAAGAACTATATGAGACATACGAGCGCGATGGTAAGGGTCGCAAAACGATGAAAGCACGCGACCTCTGGTTTCAAGTATTGGACGCACAAATGGAAACCGGTACTCCCTACTTGTTATACAAAGACTCGGTCAACAAAAAGAGCAATCAATCGAATTTGGGTACAATCAAGTCGTCTAATTTGTGCTGTGAGATCACCGAATATTCGAATTCTGAAGAAACCGCGGTATGTAATCTTGCTAGCATTGCTTTGCCTGCATTTGCGAAATTGGACGAGGAAAACAATGTTACTTTCGATTTTGAGAAATTACATAAGGTGACCAAGGTCGTGACGAACAACCTGAATAACATTATCGATGTGAATTTCTATCCTACAGATAAGACCCGCAGAAGCAATATGCGTCATCGTCCCATTGGTATCGGTGTGCAAGGTCTAGCAGATATATTCTTCAAGATGAATCTACCATTTCATAGTGATGAGGCAAAACAATTGAACAAGGATATTTTTGAAACGATGTATCATGCTGCACTTGAACAATCCAATGAAATCTCGATTGAGAGATACAATGTCGTGAAGGAGAAACACTTCGATAATGATATGCCGGACACTTCTGTAGACAACCTATTCAATGAATATGAACAGCCCCTTCTTGATGCTATCCAAGACAAGGCAACCACTGTAGGAAGTTACATTAGTTTTGTTGGTTCACCCATGTCGAAGGGTATTTTCCAATTTGATATGTGGAAGGTGACCCCTAGCAATCGCTATGATTGGGATGCCCTTAAAGAAAGCATTATGAAGTACGGAACTCGTAATTCGCTGTTGATGGCTCCTATGCCGACTGCATCTACCTCGCAGATTTTGGGATACAACGAATGCATTGAACCAATTACTAGCAACATTTATAGTCGCCGCACAATCGCAGGTGAATTTGTCCTCGCAAACAAATATCTAATGAATGACTTGATCAAACTGGAATTGTGGAACGAGAAGATGAAGAACAACATAGTCGCAAACAAAGGTTCGATCCAACATTTAGATACGATTCCACAGGAAATTCGCGATAAATACAAGACAGTTTGGGAAATGCCCATGCGTCATTTGATTGATATGGCGGCAGACCGAGGGGCTTATATTTGCCAGAGTCAAAGTTTGAACCTATGGTTGGAAGACCCGAATTATTCCAATTTGACGTCCATGCATTTTTACTCTTGGTCAAAGGGTCTGAAGACCGGCATTTATTATCTGCGTCGCCGTGCTAGACACCACGCACAACAATTCACAATTGAGCCCGAGAAGGCACAAATAGTGAACCCAGTTGAAGACGTGGAAGACGAGATATGTGAAATGTGTTCCGCATAAAAAACAAAATATACATAATACTCATGTTTCTCCTTTGATAACTACATAATCACGTTGTATACGTATTTATCAAACACCCAGATTGGTATCCACGTAATTGTGGACCATTTTTAAATAGCATTGCAAGCACACCAATACGTCCATCATCGAATTGTGCAATCCCTCTACTTCTTTGTTATCAAACAAATGCTTGTATAATTCAATCAACTTGGGGTTTTTTTTGTACGAACGCCCCCCTTCAAATTTGGAGGGAAGTGTAATATTGCACACGTATTTGCCCTTCGCCATTGTGCAATAGGTTCGAATGTTCTTGCTTTTCTCAAAATAAGTATTGAAAAGAGCCAAACACTCTGGATGTTCCGTTTGAATGGACCCGCGATGACGTTCAATTTCAACCATCATCATCTGTTTATCAAAACCGATATTGTGAGCAATGATTTTACTCGAAGTAGAATAATGTTTATAAAAGGTTTTTAGTGCGGAAAGCATATCCATTCCATCGTCCAATTTTTCTCGCGTTACGCCAGTCAGGTTCTTGACTTCCTCCGACAAAGGAATGCTTGCATCAATGTTGATATACGAATCGAATTTATACACTATCTCTTTTGCTTCACAATCATACACGATATAACTCAGTTGTGTGATGTAAGGATATTTCTTTATATCACCACCATCGTCTCCACGAGGAGGCAACCCAGTGGTTTCTGTATCAAATACGAGCACGCGATTGTTCTGTTCCATCGTTGTTGTTCTGTTTTTACTATTATAAGAAGGAATGGACGGTTCAATCAATTTTACATTATAATGGGTCTGTCGAAAAATCAAATAAAGATTATTATCTAGATAAGTGTAAGAAACTGGATGACGTCCATTGGAGCGTCTCCTCTACAAGCAATATATGAGACAATCAGTTATCCATATCCATTGATACGTTCTTATGAACCGAGTTCGGCGAGTGTAGCATATTTCAATGGAAAATATTACTTGAATACTCGATACGTAAATTATTGGTACACGTCAGAAGGTTTATTTGGAACGAATGACTTGATTGGAAGCATCAAAACTAAAAATGTGGTAAGTGAATTGAATTCCACACTTGTTCCAATGCACTATCAAGAAATGGACGAAACGTCGATCGAATTTGAATCCAAATGGAACAGATGCTTCGGTTTGGAAGATATTCGGTTGTTTGTGTTTAACGCCAAGTTATATTATTTAGCAACCAATGTAAATTACACTCACGATTCGGTGAATAGTCTGATCATGGGGGAATATGATCCAGAAAAACGCATATATCGAGACAATCATTTTTTACATTCCCCATACAAACGTACGATGCAGAAAAATTGGATTCCGCTTGTATGGAAAGAGGAATTGTATTTTATTTATAAGTGGTTTCCATTGGAAATCGGGAAATTGGATGAAAAACACACATTAGTGATAGACAAAACGTTTCCTATTCAAGAGCCCGCGTTTCGCGATATTCGTGGGTCATCCAATTTTATAGAACACGGGAAATATTTAGTGGGAATGGTACATTATTCGATTGACGGTGAACCTCGAAAATATTTTCATCGTTTCGTTGCTTTGGATAAAGAAACGCTGGAACCCGTCTCGTATACAGATGACTTTGTTTTCTTTCGCAACGGCATTGAATTTTGTTTGAGTTTAGCGATTGTAGATGAAGAATATGTGTGTTGGATTTCGCGTATGGACCGTGATCCTTTGATGTTGAAGTTGGATATGGAGAAAATCGTGTTTGTACATACATTTCAATAGCAATAAAATATGGAAGTATTATATACAAATATGAGTAAACAAATAGCAGATACAATAACTGGAATGCATATAAATAACCCTAGAATTTGCTTCATTTTTGGAACAAAAGAACAAAATAAAAATAATATAGTCGAAATAACTGACGGAAAAGGTGGAAAAATGAACGTTAATTTGGAGAAGAATCATCCAGGCGGTATCCCTGTTAGTGAAATAACCGAATTAACGAAGGCGATTGAGAACCATTTCAAAGAAAAATCAACAGAACCCGTAGTCGAGCCCGTAGTCGAGCCAGTAGTCGAGCCAGTAGTCGAGCCAGCACCACCAGCGAAACTAGCATCACTAGCATCAACATTAGCAGAGGGAGCAAAAGAAAGATTCGAAAAACAAATAAAAGACGCAGAAAATAAATTAAACGACGCAGAAAATAAATTAAAAAACGCAGATCTATCTAATGAAGCAGAAGTAGAAAAAGCACGCGCAGAAGTAGAAAAAGCACGCGCAGAAGTAGAAAAAGCACAAGATAACAAAAAATCGACACAAGGCGGCAAAAAGAAACGCAAGACCCAAAAGAAGCGTAGAACCAGACGCAATCGCAAGAACAAGAGAAAGACTTCCAAAAAGTAAGTTTAGTAATTTTTCATAAATAAGTTGTTAGATAGACCACAACTTATGTATGTGTATAATATAAGAACTTATGCCACCAAAAACAAGGAAAAAGAATAATACCCAAAAAGTAAAAAAACGCCCAACTGGAAGAATAACGAAAAATACTACTTTCAAAAACAAAGTGTTCAAAGGAGGGAGAGGGATACCACTAGAAGACGCATTGAAGAATACACTTACAAACGAATTCATTGAACAACAATTACTTATAAATCAAGGCGACAGAAGATATTCTATTTTGATTGATTTTTGCAATGATGGCAAATTTGTTGTAAATACCACCAAGTTTTTATACGATACTATGATGAAACCAGATGAGGACGCTTATGAAGATAAATTGACAATTCCCAAAAAATTTGAAAAAGGTACATTACTTGAGATTATCATAAAGGTAAAGGACGATAAATTAATGTATGCAACACGCGTAACAGATAATACAAAATTTAACGACGCCAATTGTCGTACAGGGGATAGTTTTCCTGTGATTTATCAGATTACTGATTTGTTTCAACCAAAACCAGGTTCTAAAGACGATAGTGCAGTTCCAATACAGACACTACAAAACGAACTAGATGGTTTGGGTAGTTCGGATGATAGTAAACTACCTATTAATACCAAAACCGATACAACATTATTAATAAACGCACGCAAACAAGACAAACAAGACAAACAAATAGACTATCACGCTGATATCGCCCTTAGAAAAGCAGAAGAAGAAGCAAAGAAGAAAAAACAAGAAGAAGCAGCAACTAAAGTGCAAGCAGTGACACGTGGTAATATAGCACGAAAAGAAGATGCACGAAAAGAAGAAGCACGAAAAGAAGAAGCACGAAAAGAAGAAGCACGAAAAGAAGAAGCACGAAAAGAAGAAGCACGAAAAGAAGAAGCACGAAAAGAAGAAGCACGAAAAGAAGATGCACGAAAAGAAGATGCACGAAAAGAAGATGCACGAAAAGAAGAAGCACGAAAAGCAGAAGCACGAAAAGCAGAAGAAGCAGTAACTAAAATACAAGCAGTGGCTCGTGGTAATATTTCAAGAAAGGAACAACAAAAATCAGAAGATGAATTTGGAGACGAAGCAGAAGATGAATTTGGAGACGAAGCAGAAGATGAATTTGGAGATACACAGAAACAGAAGAATGAAGACGACAAAGAAATAACTGAATTACTAGCAAATCTTGCTGCTTTAAAACGCACTGTAGATGAAAATAAAACCCGAAACTTGAATATTGCAGATAACATTCATGAGTTAAAAACAGACATAAACGAGTTATGGAAAACCGAATTTATTACAGATAACATAATCAAGACAATTGGCGAAGATAACAATACCAATTTACAAAATATTTTTGATCATGTATTATGTCGTTTATATCCACGCACATTTGGTAAATATGAAGCACCTTCAAGTGAAGGTTTCTTGGGGTTAGGTGAAGGAAGTTATAATACGAAACGTATTCATACTGAAGAAGCGATTGAAAAAATAAAGTACTATCTAGGGGTGCTGATAACTAACCAACTAGATGAAAATATAGTGACTGAATTTATAAGAGACGTTTCCGAATTTATAAATGATTTCAAAAACAAAGACAGTTTCAATTACATAGAAGGATGTCATATTGGTGAGTTAGTGAAAGGCAAATGTCCAGTAGATAAATTAAAATGCAAAACCGCAGATGAAAATACGCAGGAAGCGAAAAATATAATAACAAATTTCAAGGACATCGGTGCGAGATTAAAAACCAATCAATATAATGAAAAAAAATTATTTTCAAAAGACTTTGAACAAATAACCGGTAAATTACAAGCATTAATACAACATATAAATAACGCGGGTCGCACTACAAACCTATCTGAAATAAAAACCAATATTCGTAATAAGAATGCAAACGATGATATACAACCAACATTTATTGACGAGAATGTAATCTTATTGGAACGATTTATAAAGAACTATGTATTTGAAAAACAACAAGGCGGAAAGAAAACTCGCAAAAATCGTTGCAAAACCAAACGCAGGAAAACGAAACGACATGCATAGATCGGAATTATTTGAAAACAAATTACCTACATAAAGTAATTTGTTTGTATATGTTATACCAGTTAATAAGCAATGAATGACACACATAGAATGGGTTTAGCGGAAAAAATAGAAAAAGACCTATTCAAACCAATTAACGAATATATTGCAGCAGCAGCAGCGAAAGTAGCATCACCACCACCAGCAATAACACCGGCAGCAGAAGCAGAACAAAGGTCTTCTCATCTGCCTTCTGATTCGCGTTCTAGTGTCTTTCCTCTTGCTGCACCAGAAGCAGAAGAAGAACAAAGAATGGCTGCAAAAGCAAAAGAAAAAGAAGAAGCAGCAAAACAAGCAGATGCGAAAGTAGCAGCAGATGCGAAAGTAGCAGCAAAAGAAAAAGAAGAAGCAGATGCGAAAGTAGCAGCAAAAGAAAAAGAAGAAGCAGATGCGAAAGTAGCAGCAGATGCGAAAGTAGCAGCAGATGCGAAAGCACAAAGAATTGCAGCAGCAGCGAAAGTACTCGCAGAAGCAGCAGCAGCGAAAGTACTCGCAGAAGCAGAAGCAGAACTCGATGAAAATGCAAGATTACGTGAAACAACCAAACCAGAGGCGTCTCGACCAACGAATACTATGTCTCGCGAACAACCAAATATCACCAGTCTTCTTCAGGTTCTTCCGTCACTTAGACAACAGATTTTATCGCAAGATGCAACAATACGAGATGATACAACAATACGAGATGATACAACAATACGAGATGATACAACAATACGAGATGATACAACATTACGAGATGATACAACAACACAACAATACGAGATGATACAACAACTCCTTCCTACCCTGTTGTTATTAGAAGAAAAGCGCAAATTATACGACGAAACGCCTCAAAAAATGACTATGGAAAAAATGGGAGAAAATTTACAACAAATGTTCAGTAATGCGAAGGGTATGTTACCTTCTATGCCGAATATGTGCGACGTAAATATCACCGGATCGGCATCGAACGCATTATCGGGGTTATCTGCATATTTAAATAATATCTACCAAGACGCGTTTGAACCTTACAATGAAGATTTCACCATTCACAGACCACCAGAAGAATTACCAGAATCGCAAAGAGAAAATTACAAATACCTTGGTAAATTTACAATGGATATGGAAATTGGCGAACAGCCATTCAAGCAAGTGGCGCATTTATACCACAACTTCAAAGACAATGTATTCCATACTGAGATCGAACTGGACGATATATTAGCAGTTGAGAAAGAATTTAAGGATAAATATGGACTGGATGTAAGTGCTGACCCATATAGGTCAGTTGTGGTGATAGATAAGCAAAATCCTAATAATTCAAAGGTGCTCCTTCGCGAATATGAAGAAAATAGTGATGATTTTAATGTCCAACTTGCTAATATGAACGATGTACAGCGAGGTGATAGGCGTGATGATAGGCGTGATGATAGGCGACAACAAATCTAAAATAATACTTTTTCATAAAAACAATTAAATACTTTTTATGAAATAAACCAGCATGAATGAAAATAAACTTATTATGGCGCATATACAACTGCCTATCCAAATTATTGATAATATGATAGAACCTCTACAAGATTATTTACATATATCATTCACCCCGTGTGATGTCTTACCTGAACGAACCAATTGTAATTTACAAACGGCTCTATCTGATAAAATAGAAGAATATCTACAAGCGCAAAATCAATTTGACCTACCATCGCACATTGAACAATTGCAAGAAGAAACCGAAGAACTTGTTCAAAACATAAATGAACCAATCCATTATGAAGAGGAAAAACTACAGACCCGCGAAGAAACTCCGGATAATGCTTCTCTGTACATTACTTTAGAAGAATTATCAAAAAAAAAGAAAGCATTTCACCATAAACATTCTACCTTTAGAAAATATCCTAAACATATGCACAATATTTCAATGAAAAGACGAATTATTTCATAGGATACGGACGCTGGTCTTTCTCCACAACAAGGGGTGCTGGTATAATCATGGAAATACGGTCACTCACGTTTAATGATTTGATATTGTGTATTTTTGGTTGAATTTGCTTTTGAGGAGTGACTAAATTTGTCGACCCAATACCAAATAATTGTGATTCTATATCACAAGCATTGCTTGCTAGATTTTCAGGAGCCATTCTTCCCATAAGTAAGCCATCTCCTGCTAAATAGTTCGTCGTTGCTTTTCCTGCGTTATCATAAGTCATGTATGTGGATGCGCTCGTGTAACTGCTAATTTCACGTTGATAATCACCTATCGAATTTTTATTTCTTGTTGATGCCATTATGTATATAGTGTATATATATTATTTACATAAAAAGTCATTTTATGTAAACACTAAATCAATATTTTTATTTAGAAACGAATTATTATGTATTAATTATGTATAATCATGAATTTTTTAATGCGTCCCAGACAAAATCTCAAGGCACAAGCACTTGCTGCTCAACGGGCGGCGGACGAGGAGGCCAAGAAGAAGGCTGATGCCGCCGAGGCCAAGAAGAAGGCTGAGGAAGAGGCCAAGAAGAAGGCTGAGGAAGAGGCCAAGAAGAAGGCTGAGGAAGAGGCCAAGAAGAAGGCCGATGAGGAGGCCAAGAAGAAGGCTGAGGAAGAGGCCAAGAAGAAGGCTGAGGAAGAGGCCAAGAAGAAGGCTGATGAAGAGGCCAAGAAGAAGGCTGATGAAGAGGCCAAGAAGCAGGCTGATGAAGATGCCAAGAAGAAGGCTGATGTAGAGGCCAAGAAGAAGGCTGATGTAGAGGCCAAGAAGAAGGCTGATGAAGAGGCCAAGAAGCAGGCTGATGAAGAGGCCAAGAAGCAGGCTGATGCCGCTGAGGCGCGTATGGCTGAGGCCAAGAAGAAGGCTGATTCCGCCGAGGCGCGTATGGCTGATGCAAATTCCAATACCGAAGCGTAAGCAAACTATTAATGATATAGTTTGTTAGATAGATCTACATAATTTATGCTTGTTGTATTCAATTCACCGGTAAGCATATATTCTTGATAACAAGGAATAAACGTATCTAAATAATCATAACTGCACAAAATAGTTAACCCAATTTCAGGTTCAACCGAGAACATACAAGCAGCTGCCTTTTCGTATAATTCTGTAAACAATGGATGGTCTTTCGTTTTGGAATACAAACGATCTAGTGCGCGAGATACATTTTCTTCGTCATACTCTAATTCATCTTTGCTTTCTTGATCAATGTCTTCGTTTATTGCGGGGTAATTCACTGCATTCATCGAAAACACGCGTCTCATTTCATTGCGATACACGTTCGTATTGTTGTACACAACCGGTTCGAAATCTGATTTTTCACAGGCAATCATACTATTCTACTGTAAAATGTGTTCATTATTCTAAATACATTTTACATATCTATTTTACACAGTGGGACAGAAGACCCAATCTAAATCTTCACATACTTTTTTCCAAATCATATCTTGTTCTAATTGTTTTTCTCGGTCTTTCATCATAGGTATATACGGCAAATATTGTGTCTGGTCTAACAAATTGCACAGTTGATACAGCGTGTAGGTATAATTAAAGAAATTAGTTCTGTTCGCAGGACAATGGACAGCCCAAGGTTTCTGGATTTCAATGAATAACACACATAAGGTCTCGTGTAATTCTTCGTTCATGACGGGCGGTTTGATACCGAACAACGAATTGATGTATTGTATGTGTTCAAAATACTTATTCAAACCCAGTTTTCGCAATATATCGCGCATTTTGTTATAATTGAGCGAGGAGACGTCTTCAATTCGTTCTTTTTTAATACGCGCCTTGATTGCATTGATTACTTCGTCCGGAATTTGAGTAGATTCCTTTGCTTGAAACTGAGATAAGATTTCTTTGAAATGATTGAGACGTATATACGCAGTGTATGATACTTCATTCGGTGGGTCTTTGTTATTCGGTTTTGAACTGTCGATAATGTACGTAATGAATTTGGCGCATTCAGGATTATTGCAAATTAATATTCCTTCTTCGTCTTGTGGTATCATTTCACCTTTATTGCATACCAGACACACATCAGATGCGACAATGCAATCTTGCATATTATAATTATCGTTGCTCACGTTTTTCCAATAATTTTGATAATATTTCTTTGACTTAACATATTTTGCACTCTGTAAGTTAGCTGCGTCTTGACTGTTTGATTTGATTTTAAAAAAAGAATTGATCACTTTGGAATGTTGACTGGATGTTTCACTCGTCGAAATTAGTTTCTTCTGTTCAAAATAGTCGAATATATATTTTGAATTGTTCAAATAATAGTTTTTTTTGGTCTGTTTCTTCTGTTTAATATCATCTTGTAGAGCATATATCTTATCACGAGTTTCCATGTATTCATCAATTTGTTGTTTATTCAATGAACGAATGTATTCTTTCAGTTGGTTTTTTTCTTCCATGAGTTGTGGTATAACGACTTCCTGATTATGATTTATCTCATTCATAATTGCCGTATGTTTTTCATCAATACTATGAACCGATGTTTTGGTCGATTTTGACGCCATTTATATATTTGTTTATGTATTCTTAGGCGAATGTTTTTATGTTAATTTTTGATAATAAATTAAACAAAAATAATAATAATTCGTATAATTTTCGCATATAAACCGTTTTTATATGTATATGTCCGATATTGCAAAAAAAATTACATTAGAGCAACCGAATGAAATAAAAATAGAAAAGGCACAATTTCAAAAAATGATGTTTTTAATGAATGCTTTGGAAAAGGGGTGGTCAGTGAAGAAACAGCAAGACAAATATATTTTTACAAAAAAACATGAAAACAAACGAGAAATATTTGAAGAGAATTATTTAGAACGCTTTATAGTAAGTAATTCGACCGACAATTCGCTGTTCGATAATCGCGCAATATAATACCTTTTAAGCACAATTTTTCCCCATTTTCTTTCAGTTGTCGTATACACAAATTTTTCCCCATTTTCTTTCAGTTGTCGTATACACATATTTTAGCCGAAAATTTTAATTTACACATGTGATGTATTATGCTTACAGTTGTAAAATACAAACCCCCTAAAATGTATGGTACGCAGTGTTGATTGTATTTTTTTTGAATGAAACTACTATTGTGGTGTGGAGGAGAAATATAATTTAGGAAAATGCAAGAGAGTAATTAAATTAATTAAATGTGTCTATTTGTCTAGAATTATTTTCTTTACAATAGTATATATATAATCCAAAATGGCTGGAGGACTTATGCAACTTGTCGCCTATGGCGCCCAAGACGTGTTCCTAACTGGAACCCCCGAAATCACTTTCTGGAAGGTGTCTTACAGACGCCATACTAACTTCGCTATGGAGTCTGTCGAGCAGACCTTCTCCGGACAGGCCGACTTCGGCCGTCGCGTGACCTGCACCATCTCCCGTAATGGTGATCTTGCCTACCGCACCTACCTTCAGGTGACTCTCCCCGAGATCAACCAGGCCGTCGGCTCCGGTGACGTGTACGCCCGTTGGTTAGATTTCATCGGCGAGCAGCTCATCGCCCAGGTGGAGATTGAGGTTGGTGGCCAGCGCATCGATCGCCAATACGGTGACTGGATGCACATCTGGAACCAGCTGACCCTCTCCAAGGAGCAGCAGTCTGGCTACTACAAGATGATCGGTAACACCACCCAGCTTACCTACATCACCGACCCCACCTTCGCCGCTGTGTCTGGTCCCTGTGCCTCCACTTCTGCCCCTTCTCAGGTGTGCGCTCCCCGCAACGCCCTCCCCGAGACCACCCTTTACGTGCCCCTTCAGTTCTGGTACTGCCGCAACCCCGGACTTGCTCTTCCCCTCATTGCTCTGCAATACCACGAGGTGAAGATCAACATCGATTTCCGCCCCATCG